CGTTGAATATACTGGCCCTGTCCTTAACTTCAATGGAGATGAATACGTTCCAAAATCTGCTGTGCCTGAAATAATTAATACTGCTGCAAGACAAGGTGGTGAAGCTGGCAAGACAAAAGCTATTTCAGCATTAAGAAATTCTCGTAGTCAACGTGCATCATTAGGCTTATGAGTATTACATATCTAACTACTTTTCTTAAACTTGAAAATCCTACAGATCCTAGTGGTCATAAGCATTTTCAAAATAGTG